ATTGCTGGTGGTGATATTCTGCGCTGCCCTACCAGCATCTTTAACAGACGCCGCTATCTTATGATGATCAGTCCCTGAATGCTGAAAATGAAGATGCTGTGTCAGATGAACTGTCTTTGCTGGATGATGGTGCGGCTTTAAACCACGGCCCAATAAGGCGTTCCACTCAGCAGCAAGAGATGTTGCCGCCCCAGCTCTATGCAATTTATGCTTATGAAGGTAGGCAAGGTGTGCACGGCCATCTTTTAATATGCCAAATTCATCTAACCCGCCTCCAGCTGCTATTCCAGCAGCGCCGGCGATACCGCCGAACTGACTTCCAGCAAAACCAGCAACTACAGCGCTCGGGTGACTAGACATCCAATCAAGCAGTCTACTAATAGTGTGTGTCTTGCTTTCAAACTTGGTTAGGGCTTCAACAAACTTTATTAGTGATGTGACGATGGAATGAACCATCTTGACCACTTCAGGGCCGTCAGTCGCCCAAAACTTGGCAAACTCAACCTCAATCTCTTGAAGCATCTGCATCCATTTACCTGTAGCATCGGCGACTTTATTTATCGTTACTGGGCCTAAAGCAGCCCTATCCATAGGCGCAGCTGCTGCTTCTGCAGCACCAAGTTTTAACCGCATGATCGCGGAAACTACGGCGGGATCTTTTACCATGCTGGAAAGGATCATCTCTTTATCGCCAGCCTCTAGCGTAGAGAACTTTGAAAACTGCTTCATGCGCTCAAGCAGTTCTTCTGGATGATGAACCCACTCGGCTTCTTCACCAGGTTTTAGATGAATCCCAACATCAGCAAGAGCCTGCTCAAACCGATAAAGATACTGCGGTGCATCACCGCCAGCTTTGATCATGTCGCGAAATTGTGTTCTGAGTTCTGTAAAGGTCTGAGCCACCTGCTCGTTGGTAAGACCAACAGCTTTGCCGGCGTATTGATACTGCTGCAGCATCTTTGTGGATAAACCTGTCAATGTGTTAAATTGCTTTAGAGCGATGCCCATAGCGCCGGCTTTAACAATGCCTTGCTCGACGGCGTAAAAAGCGCCTATGATAGCGGCTTTTGTTTCTAAGGACGCTGTACCAAGCTTCTTCATGCGATCGAAAACACCGCCGATCGCCGAGACAGCCTTCTCAGAACCCTTAACGCCTAAAGATACAAAAAATTCAGCGATCTCCACAATGTCAGTCCTTGTTTAACCAAAGATATGTCTCTTCATACTCTGATGTAAACTGCTCGTAATAAAGAGCCTGAAGGACTGTTCTTGCGTCTAGTTCTCTGGCTTCATTTATAGAAGCCGCATACCCAGCTTTAACCAATTTAAAATAAATAACTAGTTCGTCCTCTTTTAACTCATCGATCCCCGGCTTCTTATCCCTGCTTACCTTTGGAAATCTTACCTTTAGAAGAGGGCCTTCGTAAAAGGGGAAATGTTATCTTTTACAACCTCCATGCACGCGGGAATGAAGTCTTGACGAGAATCCTCCGGCTCAAACACCTCTGGTGTGATCTTAGTATCTCCGTACAAGCTGCGAATCATGCAGGGCCACAGAGTCTTCTCAACTTCTGGAGATGAAAAAGCAGCCGTAAACAAAGACATCATCCCAGCAGGACTAGCCACATCCCCTACTTTAACTGTTTTCCACTCGTTAGCAATAGCTTGAAATAAAAACTTCGCGTCTTTAAACGGCGCCACATTAACTGTTAGCTGCGCTCCTGAAGGTAGTGTTACGATTCTTCCCATGCTGACCTCTTTCTTATTACGCTAGTGCACGAGGTGCGTTGCTAAATACCATCTCATACTCCACAGTCGCCTGTTTCGTTTCGCCTTCAACGTTAAACATTCCAGAAGTCTGTTTCTTAAAGATACCACCGGATAGGTTGTAGACGTCATTCGTGATGTTTCCAGAGCCGTCGCCCACTTTTTTAACAAACTGGCCAACTAAAAGAATAGTGCCAGCAAAGTTATTCTGTTGGTTGTTGAGCAAGTTCAAAAGGAACTTGTCGTCATCAGACCCGCGAACAATGACCACTTTTACATCCGCGTTGTTTCCAGTTTCATTGAGAGCGTACACAGAGTTCCCATTCTTGCCAGTTTTAACAGCGGCAATATCGCTATTATATGTAAGCTCGATGCAGTTCCCGTCAGCCAGGTCATTTAAGACTCGACCATTCAACACAATAGTATCGTTTCCGGACATCGCGACGACATTCATTCTAAGCCTCCTTAAAATTACTGCTTTACTTTTACTGGTTTATCAAAACTAATATATTTGAGCTGTGTATCGCGCCAGCTTCTTTACAGGCAAGTTGGACAAGTGGAGCCTGTCTCGCGACTCGTTGGGTCTGAGTCTGTAAAGACACGGGAGTCGAATAAATATAATAGCCGAACTGTCCAATGTTATTTACAAGATCCGTAGGGTTTCCAAATGTCGATGAAGATGTCCAAGTACCAGGGGCCAAGTATTCATTGTTCACAAACTGTTGACAGACACCTTGGTACGCTCCTTTAAGACCATCCATTCCTGCTTCTGTCTGTGGGATCTTCGTGGTTGTTCCAGCCAGATAGTTGAATCCAGCCACTTGAAGCGCTGACCCCAGAGCAAGTAGGTTGTACACGTCATCAAAGAACTTATTCGCGCCCGAGGACGACACTCCAGCGAACCCTTGGAATGACGGGTAGCAGTCCACACCAGCTGTAAGGCATTCGTTATAGATCGTTTGAGTCATGCTGGGATCGGGAATGATCGTCGCCAATTGCTTTAACTGCATGGTCAACGTGGTATTCGACGCGCCGAAGTCCACACAAAGACCGCGTCCCACATAAGCAGCCATAAACAACAAAGCATTGGGAGCTGTGTTACTTCCATAATACAGGCATCGCGTTTGAGTATTCAGCGCAGTTGTGTTCACGGTAAATTCACCTGTGATGTCGGAAGACGTGTAGCTGACCATGAACAACATGGCTTGCAGAGCTTGCACAGCAGTGGACGCAGTCCCAAAGTCAGTGCTGCCAATAGCCGCGTACGTGTGAGTAGCCATGATACCGAAATAGTTGATCAGACCTTGCGTGCGAGCGATCGCGGTAGTCAACGACTCTCCAGCAGTCGAGATCGTGGGGGTGATAGTGATGCCTGCGGAACCGGATGTATCAAAGGCGGTGTAGGTAAAAGTAAACAGAGCGGGTGCAGCTCCATACACACCCCACATCTTGATGACAAGACTTTCTGAAGCCAAAGACCCCGTGACGATCACGCCGCCTAGACCTGGGACGGCTTGCAAGATCGTTTGAATCTGCGCTGCTGTGGAGTTCCAAGAAATTGACGCAGAAGTGTTTCCACCCCATGTAGCAGTGAAAGAACCAGACGCAGGAACTCCAGAAAGAGTCCAAGTTTGGATTGCCGTCAGCATCTCAACAACAATCAATTGACCGTCATTAGTTAAAATGTTGGGCTGTTGAGAAAAAAGAGCTCCAGCCATTTGAGACGTAACTGATGTAGAACCAAAATCAGTTTGTACTTGCCCAGGGGCGACGTAGAATCCATAACCGGCGGAAGGAAAGGTATTCGTTGGTTGATCAGTTGAAAACAAGGCGACATTTGACGTGTTTAAAACATTCACGCCAACGGGGGTATTGCTAATTGAAACATTGATGATGTTTGTCAGCGGAAGGACATTAGTCGACATGTGCTATCTCCTTAAATTTTTGCATTTAAGGCTAGCTGCCGATTAAGGTATGCTGGCGGAAACTGTTGGGTACAATCTATTTAATTATACGGCAATTGGTCACTGGTTGACAATAACTTCTGGCTGCTGAAACGTGTTAAATATAGCCGTACTAAATGAAGCCGGTACTGAATAAAACAAGGGTATAGAAAATTGGTAGTGATATGGAAGCGCTGGCCCGTCGATCTCAGTGATATCGTTGATGCTTCCACCTGCAGGAATACGGCCGATAGAAAACGCATTAGCCTCTTGCTGTTGAATACTGTAAGGAGATTGCATAGCGGCAAGGACAAGTTCTTTTTGAAACAAGGCTGATGTGTCGACACTAATGACGTGGATGTCCAGTATCGCCATGCTATTAACGAAGTTGTCAAAGGTCTCAGTAGTTGGGTTAAATTTAGACGAGTTCGCGAAGATCTTCACAGTCGCGATCCCAACAGAGACAAATAAACCCGGATCACT